TAATCAACCAAGAAGAATGGCAATAGATTTAACAGGTATTCATACTTTATCGGCAAGTGATTATCTTGAAATGTACGCACAAATTGATTCAGATGATGGAGATATAGAAGTAGATGGTGCAAGTTCAAGTGATGGATATTTAAGTACATTCGGAGGGTTTAAATTATTATGATTAATACAAAAACAAAATATCCAAAGGAGAGTGAATAATGGCTTTTACAACTTTGCCAACTTCGGCTTACTCAACTTTAGATGCAACTAAACTTACAGGTAATTTGCCAAGTATTAGTGGTGCTAGTTTAACTGGGATTAGTTCTCCAACCGCTACTCATTTATACGCTATGTTAAGTGTTGAGTATGGGGTTACAAATAATACTATAACTAAAGTTCAATTTAATAATGTTGAAGTAGACACAGCTTCATTATGGGACAGTACAAATAAAAGATACACAATGAATACAGCAAATGCAGGAAGATATTTTGTTGGAGCAGTGGGGTCTATGAAAAATGGATATAACTCAACTACTAACATATTTGGTACATATATTAGAAAAAATGGAAGTAATATAGCTACAGGATATCTTGATTGCAGAGACAATGATTTAGGTGGGTATTTATCTACAGCTTGTAACACTATAGTTAATTTAGCTAACAATGATTATATAGAATTATTTATCTATCCATATGTAAATAGCACAAATGGTTTAGGAGTAGCTGGCTCTCCAAGTGGTATGGATTCACATTTAGCAATTTTTAGATTAGGAGATTAAATGGATTTAGATGAAAAAATAACACAATATTTAATAAATAATAAAATAACTGGTTATCATTTTGGACATGATAAAAATATTAATAATATAGTTTTAGAAAACCATACTGGGAATAAATCAGATACTTTTATTTCATACTGGAATGAAGAAAAAATAGGTGTTGCACAGCCAACACAAGAACAGTTAGACGCATTATGAGTTACATAGGAAGAGGAATAGACCAAATAGATAACATATCAACTTTAGATAATTTATCTTTTAATGGAAGTTCGGCAACATTTAACCTAACACAAAACTCAGTAGCTTTTGTACCAGTAAGTGCAGACGCATTACAAATTCAAATTGATGGTGTTATACAGGCAAATAATTTCACAATTTCTGGCTCTACTGTGACCTTTGATTTTACACCAGATTCTGGGTCAGTATGCAATTCAGTTAAACATTTTGGAGTTGGACTACTAACACAGCCGAGTGATGGGTCAGTTAATATGGCACAGCTTGGAGCAAGTGGAACGAAAGACGCTACAACTTTCCTTAGAGGTGATAATACTTTTGCTTCGGCAGGTGCAGATTTAGACCCAAGCAGTGGGGAAGTGGTAGTTAACGAAAGTTCTGCTGATGTTGATTTTAGAGTAGAGTCTAATGGAAATGCTAATATGCTTCATGTTGACGGAGGTAATGATGGTGTTGCTATAGGTACAACTGGTGGAACACATACATTACAAGTTTATGACCAAACAGCTTTTGTTTCTGGAGATAGTAACGTTGCAAATACAGCACCACTTAATGTTAGAAGTTCGGCAACTAGTGGTAATGTTGGTGCTATATCTATTGGTGGAAATGATAATGTTGCTATTTATAATCATGGTGCAAACACTCTTGCATTACAATCAATGAACGCTATGCTTTTTCGTGTTAGTAATACCAATGATGATAAGATTGGAACTAAAACTGAAAGAATGCGTATTGATAATTCTGGTAATGTTATAATAGGTGGTACTTCTCCAAATTTATCTGGTGCTGATAGAAAGTTTGCTGTTCAAGGTGGAGATGAATATACAGCAGGATTTAGAGGACAAAATAGTGGTAAAGAAGTTGTCGTAATTCATAACCAAACAACAGGCTCATCAGATAGATATATGATTGAGTTTAAAACTGGTGGAGGTGGAGGCTCTGGTGTTGGTAGTATTAGAAGTAATAGTTCTTCAACAGCATTTAACACATCATCAGATTATAGATTAAAAGAAAACGAAGTAGCTATATCAGATGGTATAACAAGACTTAAACAATTAAAACCTTACAAATTTAATTTCAAAGCTGATGTTGATACAACAGTAGATGGTTTCTTTGCACATGAAGTATCTTCAATAGTGCCAGAAGCTATTAGTGGGGAAAAAGATGCTGTAAAAGAAGATGGTACAATTATTCCACAGCAAATAGACCAAGCAAAACTTGTTCCACTTTTGACAAGTGCCTTGCAAGAAGCAATAACAAAAATAGAAACTCTTGAAGCTAGAGTACAAGCATTGGAGAACGCATAATGGCACAGACATTTTTAAATTTAGCACAAGGAGTTACAGGTACTTTGCCTAATGCCAACTTTAGTGGGGGCAAAGTTTTGCAAGTGCAGAAATTTACTACAACTGGCAGTAATACATCAGTTACTACAGATTCTTTTACAGGAACTGAAGTTACATACAGTTTACAACCATCAGCAACTTCATCAAAAATATTTGTAATAATAAATGCTTCTTTATCTCAATATGAAAACTCAGGTAGTGGTTTAAAATATAAATCCGCAATATATAGACAAATAAATGGTGGTGGTTATTCAAGAGTGTATGCAGGTCAAGGCAACTCTTATGGTGGTTATGGTGAATCATCAGGTAACACAGAAAGAAGTTCCTCATTTCCTACGACTTTAACTTTTGTAGATGCTCCGAATACAACGAGTAATACGGACTATAAATTATACATAGCTTTACTTACTGCAAGTGGTCAAGGCAATAATGTTACAACAGGGGCAAGTGATATGGAAAGGTCAGTAACATTAATGGAGATAGGTGCATAATGGAAAATAATACTAAGGTTTGTATAGCTATTCAAAAAGTAAAAGAAGGAGTACAATTTTCTTTTACTGGAGATATTTTAACCGAAGCAGATTTTAATAAAATAAATTGGAAAACTGGTGTGGATAGTGAAGGTATTTCTATAATGACAACTACTAACCCTCATTCAGAAATAACATGGACTAAAGTAAAAGCAGAAATGGATAAACTATGATTAATCCTTGTTGCGAAGATGGAAAGTGTACTTGTGGTAAATGACTACGCTAGATATAAATTCAAAAAACCTAGTTATAATTTTAGGGTTACTAGGTGGCTTAATAGGTAACGTCTTTTTTGTAGGAAAACTTTTTAATGAGTTTGAATTACTAAAAGATGATGTTGTTACAGTACAAGAAAATCAAAATGTACTAACTTTAAAACAAGAAATACTTGAGCTTAATTATAAAATTAAAAGCCTACGTTTAGAAATTGATGGAGATTATCGTGAGTGATTGGGAAACACAAATTTTAAATTTACAAAAAACTCTTGATGAAATTAAAGATGATATGAAAGAAAATAGAGCAGAAATACAATCATTAAAACAAGAGTTAGCTACTGGTAAAGGTAGTATTCGAGCTGTTATGTGGATTGGTGGAATTATAGGTATAGTTTACACCTTAATGAAAATTATTAAATTTCAATAAGTTATGACAAATAAAAGAGAAAAAGTATTAGACGAATTACATGAAACTTTAGCAACTACATTATTAGAAAAAGTTAAAAGTGAAGACGTAAAAGCTTCTGACTTAAATGTAGCTAGACAGTTTTTAAAAGACAATGGTATCGAAGGTTTACCTACAGATAACTCATCATTAAAATCTTTAGTAGACGAATTACCTTTTACTGACGAAGAGGAAGACGAAAAAAATATGAGTTATGGCGGAACAAAATAAATTAAAAGACTTTAGAAACTTTTTATATCTTTGTTGGAAACATCTAAAACTACCAGAGCCTACACCTATACAATATGATATGGCTAACTTTATACAAACAGGTGACCAAAGATTAATTATAGAAGCTTTTAGGGGAGTAGGTAAGTCATGGATTACTTCAGCTTATGTATGTCACCAACTTTTACTTAATCCTCAAGTTAATATTTTAGTTGTATCAGCTAGTAAAACTAGAGCTGACGATTTCTCAACATTTACTTTACGATTAATTAATGAAATGCCTTTGTTACAACACTTGATACCAAGTGAAAGTCAAAGACAATCAAAGATTAGTTTCGATGTAAAACCTGCAAGGGCTTCTCATCAGCCTTCTGTAAAATCATTAGGTATTACTGGACAATTAGCAGGTAGTCGAGCTGACCTTATAGTAGCGGATGACGTAGAAGTACCTAATAATTCCCAGACACAAGGGATGAGAGAAAAACTTTCTGAAAGTGTCAAAGAGTTTGAGTCCATCATCAAGCCTAAAGGTCGTATTCTGTTTCTGGGAACACCTCAAACAGAACAAAGCCTATATAACCTACTTCCAGAAAGAGGATATAGGCTTAGAATTTGGACTGCTAAATACCCTACTGATAAACAATTAAAAAACTTATCAATAAATTTATCTCCTAAAATCCTAAAAGAAATACAAAATGATAAATCTTTAGAAAATAAATCAACTGACCCTAAAAGATTTACTGACGAGGATTTGATGGAGCGAGAAGCTTCGTATGGTCGTACAGGTTTTGCCATGCAGTTTATGTTAGATACTAAATTATCTGACCTAGACAAATATCCTTTAAAGCTTTCTGACTTAGTTGTAATGAATTTAAATCCAGATAAAGCTCCAGAAAAAGTGATATGGGCAACTTCACCAGAATTGAAGATAAACGACATACCATGTGTTGGTCTAAATGGTGACGCATTTTATAGACCTATGGCTATACAAGGAGACTGGGCTGATTATACAGGTAGCGTAATGGCTATTGACCCAAGTGGTCGTGGTAAAGATGAAACTGCATATGCTGTAGTAAAGATGTTACATGGTCAATTATTCGTCACTAAGGCAGGTGGTTTGTCTGGTGGATATGATGACCAAACATTACAAAAGCTTTGCGACATAGCTAAAGAAGAAAAGGTTAATTTTGTACTTATAGAAAGTAACTTTGGTGACGGAATGTTTACCAAAATGATTACACCTTTCTTTATGCGTACACATAAAGTAACCATAGAGGAAATTCGTCATTCTCAACAAAAAGAGAAACGAATAGTAGACACTTTAGAGCCAGTTCTTAATCAGCACAGGCTTATTATTAATCAAGATGTAATAGATAGAGATTATGCTTCGACTCAACATTTACCACCAGAGTCAGCTCTACGTTATCAATTATTCTATCAAATGAGTAGAATTACAAGAGAACGAGGTAGTTTAGCTCACGATGACCGATTAGATGTCTTAAGTATGGCTGTAGGTTACTGGGTAGAACAAATGTCTAAAGATGTCGATATGGCTATGCAAGATAGAAAGACACATTTGATGAGACAAGAGTTAGATAGATTTATGCAAAATGCAGTAGGAAGGAAACCTCAAGATTTAACTTGGATGTGATTTAAGTACCACCTTAAGAGGGGGAGATGACTATAGAGTATATATCCTAAAGATAACTATAGGAGTACCTAAAGATAAACCAATGGAGTTATGAATGAGTTCTAAAGATGATAAACCTATTACCTCATCACCTAATAAGAAATATACTAAACCTAAGAGACTAAAGATAACTAATAGTTATTCTAAAGATAAAGCTGAAGATTTTGTAAAAGACAATCTCAATAGCTTCTTAAATTTTCTTTTAGATACATCAGGAATAGAAAGGTATTATTAATATGAGTAAAGAAGTATGGGAAAAACCTAATCCTATCCCTAAGAAGGATAGAAAGACACTAAAAGGTAGAAAGAATTATTCTTCAGTTAAAGCACAAGCTGACAAAAAGTTTGGTAAGAAGACTTCTTTAGTTAAGAATATGTATATCTCTAAGAGGTTAGGCTAATGAATACTATTATAGTCTTAGTTACTATGTGGTTAAATGGTCAGACAACTTTTTGGTCTACTATAAGTACAGAAGAATGTATTAAGTTACAGGAGTATGTCTACCTTAACTCACCAGTTAAGATAGCTAAGTGTATGAAAGAAGAAGATGCTAGAGCAATCTATAACCAAATGATGAGTCAAAAGGTAGAAGCCTAAAATAATTCCACAAAAAAATCTGAAGAGGTTATCGATAGGTTACCTCTAAGATTTTCCCCGTATGACCTTTGCCTACTCCGTCAAAAATCAAGGATATACGCCACTATCATTTTTTGGCGGTATTGCTTTGCAAAGTAAAATAAATAAAAATATTATTTTCTGTAGGTTTTTATATCTCTACTAGATTTACAATCCATTAGTTTTTAATTTTATATGTAAAAATTTTTTTATTTTGGCTCTCAGTCTTTTACCTATTGTATCTATATTTTTTTTTCATAGTAATTTTATTATTAATATTCATTCAAAACTTATCCACAATTTTTTTAATCCATTAGTAAATATTTATTAACTACGAACTTGCAATAATAACGAACTTGTATTATTTATTAAAACAGGAAAAAACAAAGGAGTTAAAATGATTTATTTTTTACTATTTATGTGGGCGGTAATAATGCCAACATCATATTTAATTATGGGTTTAATAATGGGAGGATTTTAAATGACTAATTACACACAACAAAAATTACAAGATGTAGCTAACAAAGTTATATCTCAAATGGAGAACGCAGGTACTGACTGGATAAAACCTTTTAGTTACTCTTCAGCTTTAGGCAG